TGATGAGGGTAGTTGGTTACACGTATTAAAAGATCACAAGCTTGTTAAACAAGGTGGTAGCTGGTATACAATCAAAGATCAAAATGGTAAAGATATCAAATTTCAATCAAAGGATTGGTCTGAAAAACTCAAAGATTTAGACTTTAAAAAATATTGTTATGAGATGATTTGTGATAAAGTAATTCTTAAATATGAAAAGAACTTTGGAATCGATGATGTCATTGTAGAAGAGGAAGTGAGTGAGTAATAAAAAACACCTCTCTATATTTGAAGAGATAAAGAAAAATGGTGGATCATTAGATGATGGTAAACCAGATGACAAAGTTCTTATAATAGATGGCCTCAATACTTTTATCAGAGTATTTAGTGTCATACCAACTACTAATGAGGATGGTATCCACGTTGGTGGAATAGTTGGTTTTCTAAGAAGTATTGCTTATACCATAAACATGGTTAGACCTACCCGAGCTATCATAGTATTTGATGGCAAGGGTGGTTCTAATCGTAGACGTAAATTATTTCCTGAATACAAACAAAATCGTAAGACTAAATACAGAGTCAATCGTGCATATGATTTTGCATCACAGGCAGATGAGAAACAGAACATGATGATGCAGTTATCTAGATGTGTCGAATATTTAGATACACTTCCCATAACTGTTTTATCCTATGATAACATAGAAGCAGATGACACCATCGGTTATTTATGTAGACAAATTCTTACAGAATCTAAAATTACAGTTATGTCTACCGATAAAGATTTCTTACAGTTAGCTAATGGTAGAATTAAAATTTGGAGTCCTACTAAAAAGAAAATGTATGATGAGCATAAGGTAATGGATGAGTATGGTATCAATGCACATAACTACATTTGGTATAGGGTTTTAGATGGTGATAAATCTGATAACATTCCTGGTGTAAGGGGTTTGGGTTTAAAAACTATCAAAAAAAAATTACCATTTTTGAGTGAGAACCGTATAGTTAATATAGATGAAATTATTGATGTTTTACCAGATTCAAAGGATACGATAGAATTGAATTATAAATTGATGCAATTATCTAATGTTGATATATCTGGTTCTACAAAGATAAAAATAGCAGAAAGGGTTCGTGAACCAATTAACAGATTAGTTAAATTTAAATTTCAAAAAATGTTTTTAGAAGATAAGTTATTTACCACATTACCAAATATCAACAGTTGGTTAGCAACTAATTTCAATCAATTGAATCAGTATGCAGAGAAAACACATGAGTGATACATTAACACAATTTGGAACATCGTTTCAAGCTAAGATTGTTGCATCATTGATGAGTGATGTAAAGTTTTTAGGAACTATTAGTGATATATTACAACCATCCATGTTTGATTCAGATTCCAATAAATGGTTGATTACAGTTATAAGAGATTATTACTACGAGTATAAAAAACAACCTACATTAGAGGTCATAAAATACAAAACAGATGAGATTGATAATGATGTGTTGAAGGCTGGTGTTGTTGAAAAGTTAAGAGATGTTTGGAAACAAATAGAGGCTACTGATTTAGAATTTGTACAAACTGAAACATTAGATTTTTGTAAAAATCAAACATTGAAGAAAGCAATATTGGATTCTGTTGATATGTTACAGAATAAAAATTATGATGGTATAAAAACTATTATAGATGATGCTATGAAGGCAGGAACTACCAGAGATTTAGGTCATGATTATGTTCCATCATTAGAGGTAAGACTTGAAGAGTCATCTAGGATAACTGTAAAAACTCCGTGGGATGTCATAAATGATATAACAGATGGTGGTCTAGGTGCTGGTGAGTTGGGTGTGGTGGTTGCTCCAGCTGGTATCGGTAAGTCTTGGACACTTCAAGCTTTAGGTGCTCATGTTATTCGTAAGAACAAAACAATTGTTCACTATACATTAGAACTTAATGAAACATATGTTGGGTTGAGATATGATTCTATATTTAGTGGTATAACCACATCAAACATAAAATATTATAAAGAAGATGTATCGAAAAAATTATCTGAACTACAAGGTAAGTTATTGATTAAATACTTTCCAACAAAAGCAGCTTCAGTTCAAACACTAGGTGCTCACTTAAAACAGATAGAATTAAGTGGAACTAAGGTAGATATGGTTATTGTAGACTATGCTGATATCTTGATGCCAACTGGTAACTTTAAAGAAAAGAGACATGCAATAGGAAATATCTATGAGGATTTACGTGGTCTAGCTGGTGAACTACAGATTCCAATATGGACTGCTTCACAGGCTAATCGATCAGCTCTTGAAGAAGATGTGATTGGTGCTGATAAGGTAGCAGAAGATTATTCAAAGGTTATGACTGCAGATTTCGTAATGAGTATGAGTAGAAAGGTAGAGGATAAGATTGCAAACACAGGTAGATTTCATGTCATCAAAAACAGATTTGGTATAGATGGTGTTACATACCCATCGACAATAAATACAAATATCGGTGTTGTTAAGATACATGAGGGAAGCAGTCAATCAGGAATGAGCACACAAAATCAGATGAATAATAGTCAAGAGTTTTTAAGAAAGGAATTAGCAAACAAGTATAAAGATATGGAAAAAAAAGTAGACGGATTTGAGTAAATCACGATTTAGATTGGATATATATTATATTTATCTATGTTACGACACAACATTTACAAGGGAAAAAAATAATGGAAAAGTTTAAGTTATCGGAAAATTTTATTGCAAAGTACAAAAGAAAAAAACCACCATTTGGTTTCAATGGATTGGGTGAATTGGTTTACATGAGAACCTACTCAAGAATTAAAGAAAATGGAAAGAATGAAAGATGGTGGGAAACCGTACAAAGGGTTGTAGAGGGAACATATTCCATGCAAAAGAATCACATTGAATCACATCAATTGGGTTGGAATGCATGGCAGGCTCAGAGGTCAGCTCAAGATATGTATGAGAGAATATTCACAATGAAATTCTTACCACCAGGTCGTGGACTATGGGCTATGGGAACTGCTATAACAGAAAAGAAAGGTTTGTATGCAGCTCTTAATAATTGTGCTTTTGTATCAACTAAAACAATCAAAGAAGATTATGCAAAACCTTTCTGTTTCCTTATGGATGCAAGTATGTTAGGTGTTGGTGTAGGATTCGATACTAAAGGTGCTGGAGAGATAATGGTCAAGGGTGTGGATGATAGAAAAACTACAGCAACCTATGTAATACCAGATACTCGTGAGGGTTGGGTAGAATCACTAAGATTATTATTAGAAAGTTATTTTCATAATTTAGGTAAAGTAGAATTTGATTATTCAGAAATAAGACCAGCTGGTGAACCAATTAGTGGTTTTGGTGGTGTTGCAAGTGGTCACGGGCCATTAAAAGAAATACATGGTGATATCACAGAGGTGTTAAAAAAGAATGTAGGAAAATCAATCACAATTACGACCATCGTGGATATAATGAACCTAATCGGTAAGTGTGTTGTTGCGGGTAATGTGAGAAGAACTGCTGAGATTGTATTTGGTGCTCCAGATTCGGAAGAATATTTAGATTTAAAAAATTATAAAGTCAACCCTCACAGAGAAACATACGGATGGACAAGTAATAATAGTATATTTGCTGAGTTGGGTATGGATTATAATGCAGCTGCCGAACGAATCAATGATAATGGAGAACCAGGTTTTGCTTGGTTAGATAATATGAGAAAATATTCTCGTATGAAGAATGGTGGGGATAATAAAGACCATAGAGTTATGGGTGGTAATCCTTGTTTAGAACAATCATTAGAGAGTTATGAATTATGTTGTTTAGTGGAAACTTTTCCTGATAACCATGATGACTTTGAAGATTATGCTAGAACATTAAAGTATGCTTATCTATATGCAAAAACAGTAACATTGGGTAGAACACATTGGAGTGATACCAATCGTGTGATGTTGAGAAACAGAAGAATTGGTTGTTCTGTTAGTGGTGTTGCTCAATTCATCACTAATAAAGGTTTAGATGAATTAAAAAATTGGTTAAACGATGGTTATGATGTTATACAACAATGGGATGATATGTATTCAGATTGGTTTGCTGTACCGAATTCAATAAAAACCACGAGCGTAAAACCAAGTGGAACTGTTTCATTATTAGCAGGTGCTACACCAGGTTTACATTATCCAGAATCTAGGTTTTATATAAGACGAATGAGGTTATCTAAACATTCAGAGTTACTAGCTCCTTTACAGAAGGCAGGTTATAAATTAGAACCAGCTTTTGGTTCAGAAGATACAACAATGGTTGTAGAAGTGCCGGTGGATGTCGGAGAGGGTATAAGAACAGCAGCTGAACTTTCGATTTGGGAACAATTCAGTTTGGCTGCATTCTTACAGAGACATTGGGCAGATAATCAAGTTAGTTGTACGGTAACATTTAATCCAGAAACAGAGAAAGAACAGATTGCTCCTTGTTTAAATTATTATCAGTACCATTTAAAAGGTATAAGTTTACTACCTCGACATGACTATGGTGCATATCAACAGATGCCTTATGAAGCAATTGATGAGGAAACCTATCATTCAGAGGTAGCAAAGTTAGGTAAACTATCTTTTGGAGTGATTAAAAACGAAGAAGCAGAAGTTGATAAATTTTGTAACAATGATAGCTGTGAAATTATCCCAATGACAGGTGATAATGATGATCAAGAATATGCAAATTAGGAGTTAATATGCACAAATTAGAATATCTTTGGTTAGATGGTTGTACGCCAACACAAGTAAGATATAAAACTAAAGTTGTAAAAGAACCATTGAAAGTACCAGAATGGAGTTTTAGTCCTATATGGGGATTCGATGGTAGTTCTACTGAACAAGCTGATGGTGGTAGTTCCGATTGTCAATTAAAACCAGTAAGGGTTTACCCAAATCCATTGGAAGCAGATAGTTCAATAGTATTATGTGAAGTTTATAATGTAGA